TGCACAAGAAGTCATTGAAGAGTGTGCTGCGTTTCCCTATGGAGATCATGACGATCTTGTGGATTCTATGACACAAGCAGTGATGCGATTTAGACAAGGTGGCTTTGTAGATCACCCAGAGGATTACAAAGATGAACCTATAATCAGGAACAATAAAACTTATTACTAGTATGATAAAAAAATACGCTGACCTAATAAAAATGTTGGAAGAACTTTTTGGTAAAGGTTCCGTTTCTAGAACAATTGGTACACGAACAAATGTAGTTAGATTTCCAAAAGGTAAACAAGGATTAAATCCAACTAAATCTGAATTTGATGTTGAAGGAACAGCTGCAAAGAATCCTGATTTAGTACAAACGATTGAAAATTCTATTGCAGATAGAATGGGTGATATTACCCAAATGAACGATCAAGAATTATTAACTTACACTGCTAATGTTAGAAGACTTGCAAATTTTAAAAAACCACCAGAATTACCAAATGCAGATGTTGTAAAATTTGGAAGTGGCGAAGAAATAAAAGGAGAAGGACTAGAAAAATTAATTCAAAAACAAGGAACAAAAAATCCTCCAACAACTGTTGCAGGTCGATTAGAAACACAATTAAAAAAATTAGAAAAAGCAGAAGAAGATTTAAAAGAAGTAACTGAAAAAAAACCTGAATCTGTTATTGGTAACATCATGAGAGATTATGGAGATTTTCAAAAATTTATGCAAAGCTCACAAAAAACTGGATACGTTAGAGCAACGGTAAGACAAATTATGAGAGAAGATATCCAATCGGGTAAATTAAAACTTCCAAAAGAATTACAAGATCAAGTTATGCAAGGACTAGGTGAACCCATAGATATTTACAGAAAAGTTTATGGTGAAGGAGCTTTAGAACAAATTGATAGTTTAGCGGATGATCTTGGACAATTTAGAACAGAAGAAGAAGCTGCAAAATTTGCAAGATCAAAATATCAAATAGAACCTAAAGCAGAACCTGTTGATGAATCTAAAACTTATGAGGAGCTTGAAGATATATTTAAAAAAGGACCAGACGAACCAGAAGGTAAAGCAGATGGTGGAAGAATAGGATTTAATAAAGGTAAAAGAGTTTTAACAGAAATAGATAAACTAATAGAAAAATTAAATAAAAAAACTAAAGGTAAAAAATCTATGGAATCTGTTGATCCAAAAACTGGAGAAGTTACAATTCCTAAAAAACCAATTAGACGAGCAGAAGAGCCAACAGGTACAACTGTTATGGATGCAGAACCAGAGACTATTGATGAAAGATTACTTTCAAAAAAAACTACTACAAGAACTACTGCTGATATAGAAAAAGAAATAGATGAAATATCTTCTTCTCCATTAGATTCATTTGAAAAGAAAAGAAAATATAATGAATTACATTTAGAGTTTATTGATTCGTTAGATCCTAGAAGATCAAATAAAAGTCTTGATTACAGAAGAAAAACTTTGGACACAGAAAATAGATTAATACTTAAAGCAGAAGAAAAAAGATTAGATTTTGATACATTTGAAGAATTAAGAAAAGGTTTATATGATAGTAGAAAACAAAAAACATTAGATTTTATTAAAACAGGTAAGGTTGATTTAGAACCATTAAAACCTGTTACTACATTTGAAGAAGCACAAAAAAGATTTAAAACAGCTGCGATGGCTGCCGATGAAATATTTCCAGATTATACTCAACCTAAAACAGCTGCGAGTACACTTGCAGAAGTTATGGCAGAACAAAAATATAAAAAAACATTTGATCAATTATCGGGGGATCAACAAAGTGAACTTTATGAAGAAGCTTATAATTATATAACATCTATAAATAGATTACCTAAACAATCTCCAAAAGTTATACCAGAACAAGTTTTAGAAGCTGAAATGAATAGAGTTTTAAATCAATATGACAAATCAATGTTTATAAAAAATGAACAAGGATTAGTGGATGTAACAAATGAACAAAATCAAAAAATGATGGCTGAACTTTTAAGAAGAGATCACCCAGAACTTTATAATCAAATTTACAATCTTGGAGAAGATCTAAGTCAAAAACAAATATTAGATGAATTTGATATTACTGGCAGAGAACCAAATGCTAACGGTGGAATCGCTGGATTATTATAATGAGCGAAATTAAAAAATATCAGAAGGCTATGAACTTCAAAGCAAACCCTCGTTACTTGCGACGCGATTTTATAGTCCCGTTATATACAGGGACGGAACCGGACATTGTTCCAGAAACGAGTGTCGAGGAGCTAGGAGCTGTGCAAGAGTTTAATGATGGAGGTAGAGTTGGTTTTCAAAAAGCAGGACGTGTATTTGGTGAATTACCACAAGACGTAAAACAATATAAAGGAGATAGATTAAATATTTTTGAAGAAGGTTTAAATGATTTAATAAAATGGAAAAAAAATCCAACAGCTGATAATTGGATCAAAATTTTTGGATATACTTCAGCAAGTGGTCAAAATAGAACAAGTGAGTTTTCAAAAAATTTAAGAAGTTATTTAAAAGGAGAAAAACAAAAGGAAAGTACAAAAGAATTATTTGATAGAATAAAAATAAAAGATTATTTAAAAAATAATATTAAAGATATTAAAAATTTAGATGCTTCTTTAATAGAAAAAAGACAAACAGCAGGAAGTAAAGCAAGAGCTGAACAACAATTAGCAGCATCCGCAGAAAGAATTAAATTAATAAATGAACAATTTAAAAAAAATCCAACAATAGGATTAGACGATTTAACAAAAAATATTTACAAAACAAAATTTACAAAAGCGGATGATCTTGAAAAATTAAAATTATCAACTCAAGTATCTGATGATGTGGCTAAATATTTAGAAGCGTTAAAAGGTGCAAGAACAGGAATACCAGGACTACCTACAGGAAATAAATTAAAAAATATATCGGATCATATAGAAAAAAACACTGTATTATTTAGATTTAGAGAAGGTAATTTAAGAAGATATAAATTTAATATTGCAGATAAGGCAAGAGGTTTTGATATTAATTACACTGAAAATTTAATAAACAAAATTAGAGGTAAAGGAAGAGTAGCGGATGAAGCAGTAGGTCTTTCTGCTACATTTAAAAACGCGCCAGGTTATTTAGAAGCAACTCAATTTTTAAAAGCATCTACAAATAATTTAAAAGGTAGAAAAATAGATAAATTTTTTATAGAAGCCTTTGACCTTGCATTAAAAGGAGATAAATCTAAAGTTAAAGATTATAATAAAAGAGCTTTACAATTTAAAAATAAAAATCCTAATGTCGATGTTCCTTTTATAAAATATGGAAACACATTAAATGAAGTTAAAAATAATATAAAACATTTTGATGATTTTTCAGATGCATCTAAAGAAAATATTTTAAAGATTGCAAAAGAAAACAATATTATAATAAAAACACAAGCTAAGCCATTAACAAAAATTGTTGATGAGTTTAAAGATGCAGTAAATACTACAGATAAAATACAACAATCTGCTAAACTTAAAAATTTAGGATTAAATCCTAAACAAGGTGCTTTATATACAAGTTTTATTCCTGGATTAGAAAGTTTTGGAGAAGATTTAGCAACTGGAAAATATGGAAAAGCAACACTTAAAGGTTTAGGAGTTTTAGGAACAGCTATAGGAGCAAAAGATTTTGTTGAAATGTATGATGCTGGAGAACCTATTTTAGACACTGTTTTGTACGGAGGATTTGGTATTCCAGGACCTGTTACGGCTCTTGCTAAATATAAAAATTTTCCACCTGAAGGTAGGCTAGCAGAAAAAAGACTTGATACGTTAAGAGATTTTAGAGAAGGAATTTTTAAACCACAAGATGTTGCAATAGTTGCAAAAAAATTAGATCCTCAATATCAAGGCGATCCAAATCAATATTTGAATTTTTTAGAACAAAATGAATCAATTTTTAAAAAAGACATAGAACTAGCAGAAGAAAAATTTCAAAAAGAAACAATGCAACCTTTTAAAGAAGAAAAAATGAAAACAAGATTGCCTATTATGGAAACACCTGTTATTAAAAAAATTGTAGAAAACTATAGGCAGATTGTTCCAGAAGATACAGAAACAGAAATAGAAATAGAACAACCACTTGAACAACCACCAGAAGAATTACCTAGTGAATATAAAGTTTCAGCTGCAGATGGTGGAAGAATTGGATTATCAAAAGGTAGTGGACCTAAAATTGGAAGACGTGGATTTTTAGGATTATTAACAGGGGTAGCGGCCGCACCTGAATTAATTAAATCTATAAAAGGAACTAAAAAAGCTGCAAAAACAGTCGGAACAGTGTCTAAAATTAAATTTGAAAAAACAGAAGGAATGTATCCTTGGTTTCCAGATCTTGTTGAAAAAATAAAAATAAAAGGAAAACCATTTGAAGAAAAAGAAATAATAATGGAAGCATCATATAAACATGAACCAAAAGGATATGGTGGACTTCCAAAAGGAATAGAAAAAGTAACACGCCATGTAGATGGAGATACAGAATTTCTTTTAAGAGAATATCCAGACGGAAGAATTGCAGTTGATATTCATTCACCAAGAAATCAAGAAGGATCAAGTACACCAGTAACTCTTTACTACAGACCTACAATGAAATTAAAATATTATAATAAAGAAATGGTAGAGCCTGCTGAATTTAAAGTTCTTGAAAAAGAACCTAGATATTTTGCAAATGGACCAGATGACGTAGATATTGAAATGAGTGAAATGACAAAAGTACCAGGAAAAAATACTATATATGGAGATGTAGAAGCCGCTGAAAGATTTGCAACAGGTAAAATTGAAAATAGAAAAATTATACCTGTTAAACAAGCTAGAAGAGAACAAATGGAAGATGCGCCTACAGACTTTATTGAAGAAACTTCACCTTACGGACCTGTATATGATTAAACCTAAAAGATTAACTAGAACAATACCTCCGTTACGTGGACCTAACCCACAGGGCTTGAATATTAGTTATAATACTGTTAGAACAGTTAAATCGGAGAAAATAACAAATGGCAGAGATAGAAAAACCTATTCCAACAATAAGTAGACCTTTAACTCCTGAACAGGAGACAGATCTTGTTATTAGTGAAACAGAAGAGATAAAAACTTCTCCAACTGAAGTAACTGAGAACGAAGATGGTAGTGTGGATATTAATTTTGATCCAACAAAAGATTTATCTGGCCAAACTGAATTTAATGCAAACCTTGCAGAAGTAGTTGAAGAAACAGTTTTAAATAGATTAGGATCAGAACTTTATCAAGACACACAATCTTATAAAGATTCAAGAGCTGATTGGGAAAAAGCTTATACTCAAGGATTAGATTTACTTGGATTTAAATATGAATCTAGAACAGAACCATTTCAAGGTGCATCTAGCGCCACGCATCCAGTATTAGCAGAAGCAGTTACACAATTTCAAGCTTTAGCTTATAAAGAATTATTACCACCAGAAGGACCTGTTAGAACTCAAGTTGTTGGTGCAACAACTCCTGAAATAGAAGATCAGGCAGAACGAGTTTCTGAATTTATGAATTATCAAATTATGGATGTTATGAAAGAATATGAACCAGAGTTTGATCAGATGTTATTTTATTTACCACTATCAGGTTCTACATTTAAAAAAGTTTATTATGATGAAATATTAGGTCGAGCTGTTTCTAAATTTATTCAAGCTCAAGATATTATTGTTCCATACACTGCAAACAGTTTAGAAGAAGCAGATTCAGTTATTCATGTAGTTAGAGTATCTGAAAATGAATTAAGAAAACAACAAGTTGCAGGTTTTTATAGAGATATAGAATTAGTAGCATCAGATGAATTAACTCAAGACGATGATGTTAGATCTAAAGAAAGACAATTAGAAGGTGTGACTATGAGTGGTCAGACTGAAGACATGTTTACACTACTAGAGTGTCATGTAAATTTAGATTTAGAAGGTTTTGAAGATAAAGATTCAAATGGTGAGCCCACAGGAATTAAATTACCATACATTGTAACTATTGAAGAAAATTCTAGAGAAGTTTTATCTATTAGACGTAATTATTCTGAAACTGATCCTAAAAAACAAAAAATACAATATTTTGTACACTTTAAATTTTTACCGGGATTTGGTTTCTATGGTAATGGATTAATTCAAATGATTGGTGGTTTATCTAGAACCGCGACGCAAGCTTTACGTCAGTTGTTAGACGCAGGAACATTGTCAAATCTCCCTGCTGGATTCAAGCAACGAGGAATTAGAATTAGAGATGATGCTCAATCTATTCAACCTGGTGAATGGAGAGATGTAGATGCGCCTGGAGGAAATTTAAGAGATGCATTTATGACTTTACCATATAAGGAACCGTCACAAACTTTATTAGCATTAATGGGGGTCGTGGTTCAAGCAGGTCAGCGCTTTGCTTCGATAGCTGACATGCAAGTGTGAGATGGGAATCAGCAAGCAGCAGTGGGCACGACCGTGGCCTTGCTAGAACGTGGTAGCAGAACAATGTCTGCAATTCACAAAAGAATATATGCATCAATGAAGGAAGAATTTAGACTTCTTTCAAATGTATTTAAATTATATTTACCACCAGAATATCCATATGATGTTGTAGGTGGACAAAGAACAATTAAACAAGCTGACTTTGATGATAAAGTAGATATTATTCCAATTGCTGATCCAAATATATTTTCACAAACACAAAGAATATCTATTGCACAAACAGAATTACAACTTGCAATGTCTAATCCTGGAATTCACAACATGTATGAAGTTTACAGAAATATGTACAATGCATTAGGTGTAAGAGATGTAGATAGAATTTTAAATAAACCAGATCAACCCACACCAAAGGACCCTGCGTTAGAACATGTAGATGCGCTCGCAGGGAAACCATTCCAAGCTTTCCCAGGACAAGATCATAGATCACATATTACTTCTCATTTAAGTTTTATGTCTACTAATCTTGCAAAAAATGCTCCTGTTGTTTTAGCTTCATTAGAAAAAAATATTTTTGAACACATTTCTTTAATGGGACAAGAACAAGTTGAACTTGAATTTCAAAATGAAATTGCTCAAGTAGCTCAAATGAGTCAAAATCCACAGATGATGCAGAATCCACAAGTACAAGCTCAAGTACAAAACATGCAACAACAAATAGAAGCTAGAAAAGCTAAAATTATTGCTGATGCAATGGAAGAATTTATGTCTGAAGAAAACAAAATTATGTCAATTATTGATAATGACCCTATTGCAGCATTAAGATCACGTGAATTAGACCTTAGAGCACAAGAAAATGCTACTAAAGAACAAGAAAACAAAGAAAGAATTAATCTTGATAAGATGA